GGCGGGTGACATTGGGGTTACTATGAACAAGAAGATCAAGCGCATAGGATGTTCTAACATTAAAGACTTGGTTGAGCAAGGTAAACTACACATAGTTGATCCAGAAACTATTATAGAAATGTCTACATTTGTTGCGAAGGGTAGTTCATACGAAGCAGATGGAAATGGCCATGATGACTTGATGATGAACTTAGTTTTATTTGGTTGGTATGCAACAACGCAGATGTTCTTAGACGAGACGGATATTAATGTAAGAGAATTGTTGTTTGCTGAGAAGATGAAAGCAATTGAAGATCAATTACTACCGTTTGGTATTATACACAATCATAACCCTGAAGACGATGTAGAGGTAGAAATAGTTAATGGTGATAGATGGGTAACTGAGCCTGGTGGGACATTCGGACACTAACTAATTGTATAAATATGTAAAAGTATAAATATAAGTAGTGATGAACAAAACCGTATAATGATTACTCATAATTATCTTTTGCAAAAGGAAAATAAGCCATGGCATTTCAAGTATCTCCAGGCGTTCAAGTTAAAGAAATCGACTTAACTAACGTCGTACCAGCAGTATCTACCTCAATTGGTGGAACAGTTGGTGCATTCAATTGGGGTCCGGTCGAAGAAATCAGAACAGTTGGTTCTGAGAAAGAACTAGCGTCTATCTTCGGAACCCTCGACATAAACACATTCCCATATTTTTTAACAGCAGCATCTTTCTTGAAGTACGGCAACGCACTTAAAGTAGTTAGAGCAGAGTCTGATCACCTAAACGCAACTACTAACGGCACTGGCGTATTAGTTAAAAATATGGACCACTACGATGACGTGACTAAGACTGGTTACGGTGCATGGGCTGCAAAATATCCAGGCACATTGGGCAATTCTTTAAAGGTTGAAATTTGTCCTGCTGACGCAACTGCATGGGCAGCATTCGAACATGCTGGTTTATTTGACCAACGCCCAGATACATCTACATACGCATCTACACTATCGTCTTCTAATGACGAAATGCATGTCGTAGTTATCGATGAAGACGGCGCATGGACAGGCACTCCTGGTACAGTGTTAGAGAAGTTTGCCCTAGTTTCCCAAGCATCTGATGCTAGAAGTTCTGATGGAACTTCAAGTTACTATGTTGACGTCATCAACGGAAGTTCACAGTATATTTGGTTTATGGATCATTCAAGTGCATTGACAACTGCAGGCGATGCTGCTTCAGATACTTCTACTTTCGTAACAGGTACTTCTGTAATTTCTAACAGTTTATCTGGTGCTATCGATGATAATACACCGACAGTTGGCGAAATATACACTGCGTTTGAACAATTTGCTGATGCAGAAACTGTTGATGTAAACTTGTTAATTGCCGGACCAACACCTTCTGGTCAAGATGGCGTGACTCTGGTAAATAATCTAATCGCGCTTGCAGAAGCTCGTAAAGATGTGTTATTGTTCGTATCTCCTCCTATCGCAAGCACAGTAGGAACATTAACTCCTGCTAACGATGTTACAGTTTTTGCTGATCAATTAATATCAACTTCTTATGCAGTGATCGACTCGACTGCACTTAAAGTATACGATAAGTACAAAGATGTATACCGTTGGATTCCTGCGTGTGGTCATACTGCTGGTCTGTGTGCTAAGACAGATGCTCAAGCAGATGCATGGTTCTCTCCTGCTGGATATAACCGTGGGCAATTGCTCGGGGTGACTAAGGTTGCGTTCAACCCTAAGAAAGCAGACCGCGACACACTATACAAAGCGCGTATTAACCCAATTGTGTCTTTCCCAGGAGAAGGAACTATCCTATTCGGCGACAAGACAATGTTGAGCAAGCCAAGTGCGTTTGATAGAATCAATGTGCGTAGACTGTTTATCATCCTGGAAAAGGCAATTGCCACAGCATCTAAGTACCAATTGTTTGAATTCAACGATGAGTTCACTCGTGCGATGTTCAGGAACATGGTAGAACCATTCTTGCGTGATATCAAGGGTCGTCGTGGTATTACTGACTTTAGAGTCGTATGTGATACTACAAACAACACAGGTCAAGTTATCGATAGAAACGAGTTTGTTGCAGACATCTACATCAAACCTGCGCGTTCTATCAACTTTATCTCGTTGAATTTCATTGCTACTCGAACTGGCGTAGATTTCGCCGAGATCGTTGGCGCTTAATAGTATTATAGGAGTAAATAAAAATGGCAACTTTAGGCGTAGATGATTTCAAAGCTAAATTAATTGGCGGCGGAGCAAGACCTAACCTTTTCAAAGCAACTTTAAACTTTCCAGCATACGCTGGTGGTAATGTTGAATTAACATCGTTCATGTGTAAGGCAGCACAACTACCAGGATCTATAATCGCTCCGGTTGTAGTTCCTTTTAGAGGTAGACAGGTTCAGATCGCGGGAGATCGCACATTCGAACCTTGGTCAGTTACTATCATTAACGATAGTGGTATGGAAGTCCGCAATGCAATGGAGCGTTGGATGAATGGTATTAATTCTCACTCCCAGAATACCGGTCTCGCAAACCCATTGGATTATGTCGCGGACATGTCGGTAGAGCAGTTGAATAAGGCTGGCGATACCACTAAGACATACAACTTCCGCAGTGTATGGCCTTCAAACATCTCTGCAATCGAACTTTCTTACGAAAGTAATGATCAGATTGAAGAGTTCACTGTTGAATTCCAAGTTACATACTGGGAGTCTAATACAACCAGCTAAAAATGTTGTATAAGTAAATACATGGGGTTGGGAGAAATCCCTCCCCATTTTTATTGAATATGAGATATCAGGAAAAATTATGGAACTATTTGGTTTTCAAATAAAGCGTAAGTCCGAAGAAGCGGAAGAAGCAAAGAAAGTATCGTTTGTCCCTAAAGAGACTGATGATGGTGCAGGTGTAGTCACATCTGGTGGTTACTATGGTTCTTATGTTGATATTGATGGAACTTCTAGTAGAAGTGATGCTGAACTAATTCTAAAATATAGACAAATTGTCGAGCACTCAGAATGTGATTCTGCCGTGGAAGACATTGTTAACGAATCAATTATATCTGATGAAGATTCTACTCCAGTGGACATTATCACAGATGATCTAGAGCAACCAGATAAAGTTAAAAAACTTATTAAAGATTCATTTGATGAGGTGTCATCATTACTGAACTTTAATAGCTCTGGCCATGAGATTTTCCGTAAGTGGTATGTTGATGGTAGATTGTACTACCACATGATCATTGACGAGAAGTCGCCAAAGAAAGGTATCCTGGAACTACGACCAGTCGAACCTACAAAAATTCGCAAAGTGCGTGAAATAAAAAAAGATAAAAAAGACCTTGCTACTGGTAATAATTTAATTGGTGGTGTAGAAGAATACTTCATCTACCAAGACCAAGCACTAGGTAAGAGTAATCAGGGGTTGAAGATTAGCAAAGATGCTATCTGTTATGTAACAAGTGGATTACTAGATTCTAGCAGAAAACGGGTACTGTCGCACCTACACAAAGCACTTAAACCAGTTAACCAGTTGCGCATGATGGAAGACTCGTTGGTTATTTACCGACTATCAAGAGCACCCGAGCGCAGGATTTTTTATATTGACGTGGGTAACTTACCAAAGGGTAAGGCAGAAGAATATCTACGATCGGTTATGGCACAGTACAAGAACAAACTTGTATACGATGCAAACACTGGTGAGATCAAGGACGATCGTAAACACATGTCTATGCTAGAAGACTTCTGGCTGCCGCGGCGCGAAGGCGGTAGAGGCACAGAGATCACCACTCTCCCAGGCGGTGAGAACTTGGGTCAGATTGATGATATTATATTCTTTCAAAAGAAACTATATAAATCATTGAATGTACCCACAAACCGTTTAGAGTCAGAAGGGTCATTCTCTTTGGGTAGATCTAGCGAGATTAGTCGCGATGAGTTGAAATTTCAGAAGTTTATTGATAGACTACGCAAGCGCTTCTCGCAATTGTTTATGGAGTTGTTGCGTACACAGTTGATTCTAAAGGGTGTTATCAATAAAGAAGACTGGGACGAAATTAAAGAGCAGATCACAGTAGACTTCTTAAAAGATAACCATTTTACTGAACTGAAAGAATCTGAAATGTTGCGCGAACGCCTAAACACGCTGCAACAGATGGAAAACTATATTGGCACATACTTCTCCCGTGAATGGGTTAAGAAAAATATTCTTCGCATGAATGATGATGATATTAAGGCAATGGATGAGCAGATGGCAGAAGAGAAAGATAATGAGGATCCGGAGGAAGTTGACATGGGTCAATCAGAAACTCCTCCAGAACCTAACGCACCTGATGCAGAAGAAGTTAATCTTGACCGATAAGTCAAGATTTCAATTTGTATAAATATAATTACAGTAAAGTATATTGGAGATTACATTATGAGTAACGAAAACATTAGAGCAATGATTGATGCACTTGCAGATCAAGATTACTCTACGGCAAAAACAGAATTCGATTCTGCATTGTCTAGTAGAATGTCAGATGCAATTGAAGATCGTCGTATTGAGATCGCATCTCAGGTATATAACAATGCTACCGAAGAAATCGCATTAGATGGCGATGAAGTAGCAGAAGAATAAATAAAAGGTATATATGAAACTCATTACAGAGCATATCGATAAGAAGTTAGCAGTGCTTACAGAAGCCAAGAAGGACGGAACTAAGGGTTACGTCATTGAAGGCATTTTCATGCAAGCAGAAAAAGCTAACCGAAATGGTCGTGTATATGAGAAGCGCATCATGGAAGGTGCAGTAAATAAATATATAACCGATCAAGTTAAAACAGGACGTGCTGTTGGTGAGTTAAATCACCCAGAAGGTCCTACAATTAACTTAGATAAAGTTTCGCACCGCATCACAGACCTTCGTTTTGAAGGAAATGATGTAGTAGGAAAGGCATCCATTCTTAATACTCCTATGGGTAAGATCGTACAAGGTCTTCTTGAAGGTGGTGTTCAGTTGGGTGTCTCAAGTCGTGGTATGGGTAGTCTAGTGGAAAAGAATGGCGTCATGTACGTCCAGGATGACTTTATGTTGTCCACTGTTGATATTGTGCAAGATCCTTCCGCTCATGAAGCATTTGTTAATGGAATCATGGAAGGTGTCGAGTGGATATGGGAAAACGGTATGTTAAAACCACAGCAAATTGAAAAATATGAGACAGAAATTAAGAGTGCATCAAGTGCTAAGCTTTCCGAAGCAAAGTTACAGGTGTTCCAAGATTTCCTCTCAAAACTTTAACCTTATAGGAGTATGCTAATGTCAGAGAAACAAAAGGGTCAAAAACTTGACCTAGTCGCTGAAGACATTAATGTTGAAGAACTCCAGGATGAGCAAATTGTGGAGGACGTTGAAGTTTCTGATGAGGAAACTGTAGACGCCGAAACTAATGCTGAACTGGATGAAGCAGCAGATGCTGAAAAAGAAGTTAATGGTGATAAAGCAAACGACGAGACAATTGCTTCTATAAAGAAGTCTGCCTCTAAGAAAGCTGTCGCACCTAAGACCAAAGCAGGTCTAATTAACGCATCTTACAAAGCAATGTCACAGATGACCAAAGAAGAATTATCTTCAATCTATGACACATTGGTGAATGTCCAAGAAGAATCCGAAGAAGTTTCTGAAGATGCGATTGCTGAACAAGCAGTTGTAGAAGAAGATACCCAAGTAGAAATCAAAGTCGACTTTAAAGAAGACTTGAACGCACTTGTTTCTGAAGATACTAACCTTTCAGAAGAATTTAAAGACCGTGCAGCTATCATTTTTGAAGCAGCTGTTAAGTCTAAATTATCTGAAGAGATCGACCGTTTGGAAGAGCAGTACACAACTGAACTTTCAGAAGAAGTAGAACAAGTTAAAACTGACTTGGTCGAAAAGGTTGATGGATATCTATCATATGTTGTAGAACAGTGGATGGAAGAAAACAAAGTTGCTGTTGAGAGCGGTCTTCGTGCCGAAATCGCAGAGTCTTTCATCACCGGACTGAAAGGTCTATTCGAACAACATTATGTTGAAGTGCCAGATACTAAGTATGACTTAGTCGATGACCTCGCAACTAAAGTTGATGAACTAGAAGAACAGTTGACAAAGTCTGTCGAAGACAATATTAAGTTGTCTGAGCAAGTATCAGGTTTACGCCGTGAACAGATTATCGCAGAAGCGACATCTGGAATGGTTGAAACAGATGCTGCTAAATTGTCGAACCTAGTTGAAAGTATCGACTTCGAAAGCGAGAAAACATTCTCTAAGAAAGTTTCCGTTATCAAAGAATCATACTTTAAAGCAACTAAGTCAGCAATGATCGACGAATCAACCGAAATCGCTACTGATGAAAAAGGTACACTGTTGGAGTCTTCTCCCGCAATGGGCCGTTACCTCACAGCACTTTCAAGAACTACCAAATAATCACATAGGAGAACTATAAATGTTCAACGCAGAAAAATTACAAGAAAAGTGGGCTCCAGTAATCGAGCACGCAGAACTTCCAGAAATCAAAGACGGCTACCGCAAGGCAGTTCTTGCTTTGGTATTGGAAAACCAAGAAAAAGCAATGCGCGAAGAGCGCGGTCATCAGTCATACCAGTTGAACGAAGCAGCTCCTGCTAACGCAACTGGCGCTGGTGTTGACAACTGGGATCCAATCTTGATCTCTTTGGTTCGTCGTGCTATGCCTAACCTTATCGCATACGACATCGCTGGTGTTCAGCCAATGAGTGGTCCTACTGGCTTGATCTTCGCAATGAAGAGCAAGTACACAGCCCAATCTGGTGCAGAAGCAATGTTTGACGAAGCAAATACCGCTTTCTCTGGCGCAGGTACACAAGGTGGTGAGTCTTCATCATTGGTTGGTGCTGATACTAACACCGATGATGTTGCAGATCCGTTTGCAGTAGGTAACGCAATGGCTACCGCCGCTGGCGAAGCATTGGGTGATGGTTCTACTGACTTTGCTCAGATGGCATTCAGCATCGAAAAAGCAACCGTGACTGCAAAGACACGTGCTTTGAAGGCAGAATACACTATGGAACTGGCTCAAGACTTGAAGGCAGTGCATGGTCTGGACGCTGAAAGCGAATTGGCAAACATTCTGTCCGCAGAAATTCTTGCTGAAATCAACCGCGAAGTTATTCGTAAGATCAACGTTAAAGCAAAATTGGGTGCTCAGCAGTCAAACACTGCTACCAAAGGTATTTTCAACCTGTCTACAGATGCCGATGGCCGCTGGTCAGTTGAGAAGTACAAGGGTCTGTTGATGCAAATCGAACGCGAAGCGAACGTTATTGCTAAAGAAACCCGTCGTGGTAAGGGTAACTTCATCCTAGTTTCTAGCGATGTTGCTTCTGCCCTAGTTGCTGCTGGTATGTTGGATTACACTCCTGCATTGTCAACCAACTTGCAAGTTGATGACACAGGCAATACTTTTGCTGGTCTGTTGAATGGTCGCACTAAGGTGTATATCGATCCATACGCAACTACTGACTACGTTACCGTTGGTTACCGTGGAACTTCTGCATACGATGCAGGTTTGTTCTACTGCCCATACGTGCCGTTGACAATGGTTCGTGCCGTTGGTGAGAACAGCTTCCAACCAAAAATTGGTTTCAAGACTCGTTACGGTATGGTTGCTAACCCATTCGTGGGTGCTGCTCCTGCAAGCGACGAAGGTGCTAACCGCGCTAACCAATACTACCGCATCTTCCGTGTAGACGGTTTGATGGAAACTGCTTAAATTTTAAGTAGTTAGGTAATATGAAAAGGACCCTTCGGGGTCCTTTTTTTATTGTGTATAAATAATGTCATATACAAATATTAATGGAGACCATGCACAATGGCACTAGATACAAACATCAACCTATTAAGTCCCACTGGGTTTAAGATGATATTTTCGCGAGCTGACCTCAAAGGGTTAGAATTTTACCTACAGGCAGTAGACTTGCCTACAGTATCGGTTGGAGAAGCGAACTTATCTACTCCTAAGTTGAACATTATGCTTGGTGGTGATAAGTTGATGTTTGATCCGTTTACTGCATCTATTCTATCAGATGAAAAGATGGACAACTTTGCATCCATATACAAGTGGTTGCAAGATACAGTCAACATTGATGACCCAAGCTCGCTAGTATGCGACGCGTCGTTGGTCATATTAAATAGTTCAAACAACCAGACCAGGACTATTGAGTTTAAGAACTGTTATCCAAACAGCATGTCAGGTATTGCTTTTGATGTTGGTGCTACAGAGGTACAGTACGCATCATTTTCGGTAACTTTTCGATACGACTACTATGTTGTTACTCCAGAGTTTGATACAGAAAAGTTCATGCGAATTCCAGTGTCTTTACCAGTAACCTAAATAGTGGTATAATGTAATTTTTGAACGAGGTTTTATAATATGATTAATATTGAAGATATTTTAGAGATGTGGAAAAAAGACACAGAGATCAACGACTTTGATCTCTCCGAGTCTTCTAGGGATACTGCAAAACTACACTCCAAGTATCTGGAGTTACTCACTACATCTAAACTGTTACTTAAGCGTAAAGATATGCAACAGAGTATCCTTCTACGCGATAAGTGGTTATACTACACTGGTGTGATGAGTAAGCAAGAGATGGATGATCGTGGATGGGATTACGATCCATTCAAAGGTGCGCGTAAACCACTAAAGACAGACCTACACTACTTCTACGAAGCAGATCCAGAACTACAAAAGTCACAAGCAACTATTGACTATATAAAGTCAACGATAGAAACTTTAGAATCTATTATGACTAATTTAGTTTGGCGTCATCAGACCATCAAGAATATGATTGATTGGAAGAAATTTACTTCCGGAGGTTAACACCTCAATATAATAGGGATACTGCCATGTCGACAGAAAAAATAATCGTCAAGAAAAAGAACGAAGTATTCCTTCAAGTTATATGCGAGCCAGGCACGGCAAGAGAGTTGTCTGACTTCTTTTGTTTCTTTGTTCCTAACTACAAGTTCACTCCTGCGTATAAGAACAAAATCTGGGACGGAAAAATACGACTGTACAACCAGTTAACAAAGGAACTCTATGCAGGTTTGTTACCATACATTAAAGAGTTTGCTGAGGTGCGTCAACTAGATATTGAGTATGAAAACAGTGACTACTACGGTATGCCTGAAGTTACAGAGTATATTGATAGAGATGCGTTAGAAGAGTTTATCAAGACTCTAAACCTACACTCTAAGGATAAAGCAATTGCTCCGAGAGATTATCAGGTTAACGCAATTATGCATGCCAGTGAGCGCAATCGTGCTTTATTATTATCGCCAACGGCAAGTGGTAAGTCCCTGATTATTTACATTCTAACTAGGTTGTATCTGGATAGTGATCCTAAACAAAAGGCATTGATCATCGTACCAACTACTTCATTAGTAGAACAAATGACATCAGACTTCTTGGACTATAGTTCATACGATGATACCTTTGGTGTAGATGATGTACATAAGATCTATTCTGGTAAAGAAAAAATCACTACTGCTAAAGTTGTTATAACTACTTGGCAATCTATCTACAAGATGCAGAGTCCTTGGTTTGAGCAGTTTGGTTTTGTTGTTGGTGACGAGGCACACACATTTAAAGCAAAGTCGTTAACATCAAT